TTATTCATTCCAATTCCACAATCCTTGTCTTCCTCTCACTGAGATTCGTTCTATTTGCTTTACATTCGTTAATTTCCAAGCGAATCGCCCTAGTTCATACCATCCAAAAGCGTATTCATTTCCCTCTATCCGGTGCTTTGAATCTCCAGCTAAAGCATAAAAGCCGGTATGTTCTTTCACTTGCAAGCACTCTGTAAGCAGACATGTCCCAACAATTGCTCCAGCCGGTAGGTCATCCGCGGTTAATCCATATTTGGCTAAAACAGATCGAAATGGCTCCTGCTTACATGCGTCCTTATCCACCTTCTTGCCAGCATGGATTGCTAATTCTCCCCGATAATTCGTGCGCCAGCCCCGGGTCTCGAATTCCTTTTCTCCTAGGGCAATAAGTGTGGCCCATGGTTGATGTATCGTAATTGCCTTCACTCTTCCTACCTCCTCAAAAAAAGATCAATCACAAATCTCACGTTCACCAATCATGTCTCTCTTTGCCCGTCTCTCACAACCCATTGCACGACGGACAAAATTCTAATCCCTCTTGTATCATTATTACACACTGTTTGTCTATTTCTTGGCAAAAAATTTCATGACCCACTTGCTCATTCCATTTTCATTCTTATCTGAAAGCCCAGGCATGGACAATAACAATATCTTCGCTGACTCATCCTTCTTGTAAAAGGGGTAACCTCCGATTTACATATCCCGAAATGAATTTGGAAATTGCTTCAGTAGGGAACTTTTTATTACTTTCCGGATCGGAGAAATCCCTGCTCCTTTTAAAGCTACAATAGCTACCTTTGTTGTAGATTCTCTGGATGAATTTGCAGCCGATTTTAAAGAAAACGGTTTTCCATTTATTCGAAAGCCTAAACAGGTACCTACAGGAAAAAGCATGACTGTCCAGCATCCTGATAGAGCTATTGTTTAATACGTTGAACATAGTTGTTACCCCTGTCATTCGGAAGATTCAATAAAACAAGAAAGCCCCAAGCCTTTAAGAAGTTAAGAAAAAGCCCTCCGACGACCATCAACTAGCCAAAAGAGGGCCTTGCTGGTATTTCATTTTCTTCCCAGATGCATCGTTTATTTTAGCTTTTTTTGTGTTTCACCTTATAATGGAGCTGGACAAATTGCCCATAGCGTTTTGTTCCCTGTAAGAGTAAATCTATTTGTGGATTTTTTTCTGTAAATAAAGGAATACCAGAGCCCAAAATATGAGGTGTAACTGTAATCATGTACTCGTCAATTAGATTTTCTTTCATAAAAGTATCAAGAATTGTAGCTCCACCGATCATCCATATGTTAGCCCCTTCCTGTTCCTTTAGCTTTTTAGTGAAATCAACCACATTTTCGTTTACAAATTCGACATACTCATTTGAACCTTGTTCTGAAGTTGAAAACACATAACACTTTTTATCCGAATATGGGAACACTTCCGTTATTTTTCGTACATACTCATAGGTGTTTTTCCCCATAATCGTTGTATCAATCGATTGATACATTTCCAAATAACCATTGTCACCTTCTCCCTCTGTTTCGAATAACCATTGTAAATCATCATCTTCCTTAGCAATAAACCCATCTAAGCTTGCTGCAATAAACAAAATAATGTCTCTTGGCATCGTTAGTCCCCTTTTTTCAAAATGTCCTTACCCTTAAAACACGTAAGGCAGGTTTTATACTAACCTTAAAACATGACAATTTCTGACACGTAAAACAAGAAGGGTGAGATATATGTCAAAAGCCAATCGTTTATTAGATATCCTTATGTTTGTAACTACGAAAAGAAAATTTACAGCACAAGAATTAGCTGACGAATTTAACATATCAGTCCGAACCATTCATAGGTATTTGTTAGATTTAAGTGATATGGGGCTATCAATCTATGCAGAGAAGGAGTACGTCAATGTAAAAGTGCCCCTGAGCTAGAAGGCTATGTAACAACACAGGAAGACGGAACTGGATATATTGATTCATTGATAGAGGAAAGTGAAATCTCTTATATTGCTCCGTTATTTTATAGATTGGGGGGCCATGCACAAATAAAAGAACCAAGGGATTTAATAGACAAATTGCGATTGCAGGCATGGGAAATTTTACGTATTTATGCGGGTGAAGAATAGAGCTTAGATAGAGAACATTTCAATTTGCTAGGAGAATAACCATTTTCCCTCCCAAGGATAGGTATCTAGCCTCGATACAAAGAAAAAGCCCTCAAAAAGGGACTTTCCTCATCATTTGAATCACTTTTTGAGGTGCCTATCAGAGCCAAAAGATCAGATTCTCAATAAGATAAAATATCCAAGAAGATTGATTGGAAAACCTGCGTTATTTATATACTTTACAGTGTATGTTCCAGGTTGCAGACAAAATTGTTTTGAAGTGGTTCCCATTGAATATATCCCATCAAAAAAATAAATCTGTCCATTGTCCCCTAATATATTAACAGAGGTGTTAAAAGAGCCACTTCTTTAAGGATCGGATGGAGTTTGATTAACATTGAGCGTCCCACATAAAGTAGAACCAACTGTCGCCCTTATCGGTGCATCTTTCCAATAGCTATTAGCTTCTAAGCCATTATGCCAAAAATTAAACAAATAATTTTCGAATGGCTGCACTTTTTGTTGTTGACCAGCCTCAACTGATTTACTAGGCGCTGCTTGTGCAGAAGGAACTAATGCGAATACCATCATTGCGGCTATCAAGCCTTTGAACACTCTTTTTTTCATTTTCATGCCCTTCTATATTTTACAATTAAATACATTTATAGAATATAATACATCAAATTAGGTAACAATATATTTTTTCAAAAAATGACTGAATGAAGCGATTGCAAATTATCATTTATAAGTGTGTTTCTACTACATACAAATGGAATTTTTAATGGCGGTTAAAGGACAAAAATTTAAAAGTTATCCAGAATCATTGAAAATGGAAGCTATTCGTTTACACATTGAGGAAAAGTGGACGTATAAACAAATTGTAGAGCATTTGGAAATTCAGGACAAAGATCGCATAAAAAAGTGGATGAGAAAGTACAGACAACAGGGTGAGTTTGGACTTCTAGATCGACGCGGACGTCGTGAGGCCTATATTGATCAGGATAGATATGTCCAAAAACTGAAGCGCGAGAATGAAATCCTAAAAAAGTGTTTGGAAATCTGGATGCGGGAGGTGTAAGGAAGAAGTATCGGATTGTGGAGAGTTTGTCTACAATATATCCAATTACTCAGGTTTGTAAGGTGTTAGGAGTTTCGAGAAGTGGCTATTACAAGTACCTCTCTACTAGAAACTTGTTTAGGGATAAATCGATGAAAAAACGGATCAGAACGATCTATGAACAAAGAAAAGGAATATATGGATATCGCCGAATTCAGGCCGAACTGTTACGCCAATTTGGTTGTAGGGTTAATCATAAGAAAGTATTACGCATCATGCAAAATCTGGGACTCAAATCCATCATTCGCCGTAAACGTTCCTATATGACTGCCCATCAAGCAAAAGTATCGGATGGACGTATTGCAGATAATTTACTCAAACGTGATTTTACCGCTCAAGAGCCTAATCAAAAATGGGTAACTGACGTTACCCAATATCGCATCGGTGAAGAACGTATCTACCTTTCTGCAATCAAAGATTTATGTACGCATGAGATTATCGCTTATCATATCAGTACTCGAAATGACAATGAGCTTGTTCTAGAGACTTTTAGGAAAGCATTCGAAATGCAAAAAGACGTGACTGGTTTGATCGTTCACAGCGACCAAGGTTCCCAGTACACGTCCCATGCATACCACGACATGCTGCCTACGGTTGGCGCCCAAATCAGCATGTCCCGACGGGGCAATTGCCTAGACAATGCCTCGATAGAAAGCTTCTTTTCTCATTTGAAAACCGAAGCTCTATATCCCTATGATATACGAGATCTTCAAGATGCTCAAAGGAGAATTGAAAATTACATTTATTTTTACAACGAAGAACGTCTTCAACTGAAGTTAAATAAACTGACGCCTAGTGAACTTAGGCGTCAGTTAGCGGCCTAACGGCCGGGGGTTTTCTTACTGTCTACTAAACGGGGGCTTGACCACTATGTGGAGGGGGTGTTTCCTGTTTTTTAAGGTGATTAGTAAATTGTTGAAATAAAAATAACCCTCTAGGACTTCCTAGAGGGATTCTGTGCTTATAAATAAGTAAAGGTTCATCCCACCGATGTTGAAACGTATGCCTTCGGATCGGGATATAAACTACAAAATATATCAGTCCTCAAAAATGCATAATTCGATTTTAGAGGACAAAAAAAGTTTCGTCCCCAATCCGTCCCCAAGTTAGCATTTAAAAGCCTGTACTAGTAAATTAAAAAACCCTGTTACATCAAAAAAAGCCTTGATAATCAAGGCTTTTAACGTTTCTGTTATGGTGATCCGGACTGGGTTCGAACCAGCGACCCCCACCCTGTCAATTTGGTCAAACGCCTTTACGCTAGTTAATTTAAGTGCATTAACCTTACTTTAGTGCGGTTTATGTGTAATTAAGATGATTTAAATTTACCTGATTTACTTAAGTGCGTTGTCAATTTGGTTGTCAATGCTGTCAAATAGATCAAACAGGAGTGAACAAGATATTTCAAAAGAAACTATCAAAATTCCCAATGCTCTGTCACCAGGTCACACATCCTCTTTATTTCATTTGGATATATTGTATCATAGGTGGAATAGTGGAAATAAAAATGACCACACTCAGTTAAGAATTCGGCCTATGCAAAAGGTTAGAAAAAACATAATAACGATGTGGGCAAGGATTTGCTCCTTGCATGATATAGGGTAGGCGTGGACTGAACGCCTCGTTTTATTGCTTTGGGTAGATGTACCGCCTTGCGTACTGCTTTCCATCTCTATTCGGCCAACGCATACTACTTACCAAGCCCGGAATAGCACCTCTATACCTGATTATCATCTACCTATTCCGACACCATATCATATATGTGATATGCAATCCACCAAAATAAAAAGCCGCTGAATAATCAGCTGCTTTTTATGTATTTCCAGTATTTACGCCTGGAATATTTGAAACGTCGAAGAAGCTCTTTTTACTATAATAGCTGAACGAATGCTTTGCATGTAGGATATGGGATATCTTTGCTGAGAACCCATTCCGCCTGCATTCTTTCGTTCAACTTATATAGAACAACTCAGGTCTTCATAGTTTTCACAGGTAGTATCTATTTTCAGCAATCATATGGGTTGTGGCATTCTTGGTCACCACTAACACTACCATAACCATTAGTCGGATCTTTTGGGTAGTACGGATAACCAGCTGCCTGAGTGTTAGTTGGGAAAAAGGATAATCCAACTACCGCCAAAGACAAAAAAGAAATTGCTATCATTTTTTTCATAGTTAACCTACTTTCTCTATTTATTCACAATTATCATAACTGTATGACTATTATAACTATATGACTTTTATGGGTCAACTATAAATGAATATATGAGCAAATTTATATAAATAAATCATGAGTTTAATTATTACTTTACACATAAGATGAATGAAGCGCAACTACGCTATTTTATTGCGATTAACAATGATTATTTTTAGTCTTTTTTGCTTGTCATTTACTTCATTGCGTTGTCAGTCCCTTTCTATAGGGGTGACCAAGAAAGTCACCCCTCTATCTTCTCTATCCTTGAACATAACTCATGCTGCCAATCCGCGTCGTTCGTCATACTGGCGATAAAAGATAAGTTTTTGAGTTTTGCAATCTCCCAAGCTCTTTGAGCGTTTGCACTCAGGCAATGGCTCATTTCTGTCATTTCCGAGTCAGTAAGCTCCCTTGTCTTATTGATAAACCAAAGCTCTGCCATACGTTGGTGGACGATCCACATCTGCACCAGCTCCTTAATCTTGATGGTACAGTGTATGCACAGTTAACTTTGATTTTGCATGTCCAACTGTGATTTTTTTCTATCCCAAATTTGTTCAACTGTCCATCGCTTTTGTAATCCCTGTTCAGCAGCTCGTGCATTCAATACATCTACTATATCGTAAGCCAACGCTAGATTAGGCACTGACTTATTCCTTGCAAGGCTTGTGATAGTATTTCGACTTACTTCAAGTGTGTCAGCCAACTCCTGCTGTGACATGTCCAACATGACCAGGATAGCTTTCAGATAGCAGATCATAAAAATCACCCCATTGCTCACTTCACTACAGAGCTTGTCGAATCCTTTGACGAGTATATGGAGGTTTTGACTATAAATACTTATTTTGTAATTAATTTGTAAATATATGTAATAATGTAATATAATAGAATCAGTAGCTACAATTTCAAATATTTAGGAGGTTTTCCTTTTGAAAAAAATTTTGATTCCAACCGTGTTATGTACTGCAATGCTGTTCTCTCAGAATATGTCACATGCATCTGAAACCAATAACGTTAAGCAAATACAACAAACCCAATCAGTTGAAACAATCGTCATAGACGGTAAAAAAATTACTTCTGAGATTTTAGAAGATAGTGAAAAGGTTCGTAAAGTCAAAGTAACATCTGGAGACGAAACTACAATTGCAACATATAATAAAGTCAACAATGAGATAACATTAGAAGAAGAAGGAAATAAAGCTGTTAAAATACAACCTTTAAAGCATTTTAAGTCCAGTAAAAATGAATATAAATTAGACGTAGCAGCTAAAGATAAGGTTATTGCAGAAGCTGAAGACGATTGGTGGGGGTACGGTTATAAAATCACCAGATTCGAAAAAACCTTTAAGTGGAAAGTATATACTCCTGATAGAAGTTCCATATTAAAGGAAAAATCCTCTAATAAATCCGAGTTAGTCGACTTTAGAAATGCTGTGGATACAATGGAATCTTATCAAAAAGAAGCATACGCTGTACTTGGTGCTACGACAGCCGCTGTGATAGCCGAGATTGTAGCAGCTCCCGCAACCCTCGGATCTACTGCAGTTATCGCAATCGTCACTGGTCTTGGCGGTTCAGCAACAGCAGGGTACAAAGTGTGGCAAGCTTATAAAGCTAGGCAGGATTGTGACTATAGATTCGAGTCCATAACAAATTAAAAGGAAAAAATTCCGATTTTTCACATATATAATTAAGGACTGGAGTCTATTTCCAGGTTATAGTAAAGTGAATCGTAAATGATTCACTTTTATTTTTTAAGGAGGTATGGAATGGATAGTATTTTTATCATTATTTGGACGACTACACTTTTTATAGTGACTTTGATTTTGTTTAAAAATCTGTACGTTTCAATAAAAATAACCAATATAAGATTAAAAGAAATTTCCCAAAAATTATCTATTGAAAATCAACTAGATTTAGAAGTTCGATCGTTGATTGAGCGTGGGGAAAAGGCTGGGGCAATAAAGCTAGTCCAAGATAAACTTAAATTAACAACTCAGGAAGCAAAGCATTATATTGAGCTACTATAAAAACATTAAGCCTTGCAATTATGATATGCTCCCCTTGTGGTAGACAGTTGAAATAATATAACTGTTTCCTTACAAGGAGGAGCATTTTGCTAGGACAAGCTTAAAAAGACAGCTAGTGCATCGAACTGGGTTGAAGATGCCAAAAGGCTGGGGATGGCTGAGGAACCCTAAGAAGTATGCTTATAATAAAGTTTACAACAGGACTACGTTTGATATATTTAAGGTAATTGGTAAGTTGTTTAAATAACTAATGCTTTGGTTGCAAAATTTCACCAAAATGCAAAATGGTTGCAGAGATGATTGTCAAGAAAAAGAATGAAAACCCTCCTGATTAAGGAGGGTTTTCATTCTGCGGTTCCTGTCCACTAGCAACCCTTACCCGATCAGCCAGTTCCCCAAGGGATTGACCAAAGGTATCTTACAAATATGTCATGTAAATGTAAGGTTATCCAATATGAACTATCGTGTAAATTAATTAAACTCTGTATCATGCAGAACATAAAAAATTTAGATGAAGTCCGAGAGAGAAATTTACAGTGATTATTTAAAATATCAAATTAAATTACTGATTCAAAGGAGAAAAAATGAGGAAAATAATAAATATATGTGTAATTGCTGCTGTTTTATTTGGTGTTTATTTAACCTTTATATATAAAGAACCAAGAAACGGAATCCTAATGTTTGGTGATAAACAGGCATTACAGGATATTAAAAATGAACACAATAGTGAAATCAAGTCAGTAGATTTATATAAAGTCAAAACAACAAAAAGTGATAGGAATTCAGTATTCATTATGGATCAAAAAACAGCTGAAGATGTGATAAAAAAAGGAATATTACGAAAGGAAAGTAAGCAAGGTTTTGCGGCCTCTGATCCAATTCAATCTTTACCTAAAATAACAAATGGCGAGGCAGTGTTATTTACAGATAAAAAGAATGAAAATCTAAAAAAAATAGCGTTTGATGGGAAAGAAATACCTGTAAGATACGATAGTAATACTTGGTTTGGTCATGATCGTTTTTCGGAGTATGATGAGTTCATCTTAATTGTAGACAATTCTACATTTAATCAAATTCCTTCCAAAGAAACATATATGGGGATTTTTACACTCAATAAAGTGTATGGGAAAAATAATGGAGTCGTAGACACAAATGATGCAAAACAAGTACAAACAGAGAAAGAATTTATGAAACTTACTGAGAGTCGGATGGATAACGTTCATTTTATAAAAGGATTATCCATTTTAGAATAATTGGTAAAACAAAAAGCATGCAAAATGTTTCAAGGGATTAAAAATATCACTAGATAAAAAAGATTTATGGAGGTTCATATGGCTGGTATTATAGGACATACAATGGTTACTACAACTGCCGCATTGGTATACAGAAAACAATTAAACATTACAACTTTATTTTGCGGGATGGCGCTACCGGATATTCTAACTCACGTGTTTTATTACGTACCATTTATTCCAGGTTTAAATCCAAGCGTTCTGGATGAAACTTATTTGGGTGGTTTGGCTTGTGCCATATTCTTAACTGCATTGGTTATGGGTTGTCTTAAAATAGTGCCTAAATTAATGGTTTTATTTACTTATAAACAAAGTATTTCATTCAAAGTAATTTTTCTTTCCGCTTTAGTAGGTACTGAATTACATGTTCTCATGGATTTAATCGCTATAAACGGATGGATATATATATGATAAGTTAGACAACAAATAAAAAGCCCTCAAACGGAGATTTTTGTCCGTCAGAGGGCTTTTGCATTATCTTTGTCTTGCACATACGTTAGGTGTTATTTATTTTGAGGTATTTGCCCACTAGCAAGCCTTACCCGATCAGCCAGTTCTCCAAGGTATTTAGCCTGTTCTTTCAATCCCATTGCGTCACTAACTTTCCATTGTGTTTTCAATACTAAAATGATTTCATCTGCAAGCCTTCTATCCATAGTTGTTTCCTCCTTCATAATTGCATCCCAAAAGTCTTTTTCCATGCAGTTCATATCTACGTTGCCTTTAATACCAGCTACTTTCCCACAATCAGAATACTGGAATACCGCCCAGCGGCCCCATGTAGGATTTAACATAGGTTGGTTTGTATTGTAATGGGCTACCCATAATGGATAGCAAGCGAGAGCTTTATCAAGGTTACGTTTAGCAAAATAAGCTCCTGTATAGATCATAGGCGGTTGTCCTGTATGGCCCTTAATATGGGTAAGAAACGCGAGGCAAAACTCTGTAATCTGTGCAGGTGTTAATCCCTTGTCCGTCTCAATATCAAGCACTAGCGGCATATCATATGGTAGTCCTTTGACCGTTTGAACAAAATGTTCCGCTTGTGCCTGGGCAGATAAATCAGGGTGGGCAAAGTGATAATACCCCACCTTGATTCCGGCTCTATTGGCTTCCTGGGCATTTTCTTTTAGCTTCCTATCTACTAGGCTAATCCCTTCTGTTGCCTTAATAAAAGCGTACTTCACACCGTCAGACGCAACCTGACTCCAATTAATTTCCCCTTGCCATTTAGACACGTCTATACCCTTGATATTGGTTGTATTCTTTGCTTGCATTACTTACCATCTCCTTTATCTTTTAAGACCTCTACAGCTCGTTTAAGGGGAAATGCCTTTAATCCGGTCTTACTAATAGCCTTCAAGTGAAGTACATCAAACCACGGGATTTTACGTTGCTCCCCATTTGGTAAAGTCGTTGTATACCACACTTCACCTGTGTTCGGATCGGTGGTTACTTCCGTCACAGATGGATTTAAGGGCCATAATGCCTCCGGTCTGCCATTCCATCCCCAATCAATAAGAGCGTAGGCATTTCCCCATAACATTACATGTACTTGCAGTAACTCTTTAAACGTGTAGGCGCTCATATACGGATTAGGCCGAATGCCTAGTAGACTCGTGACTGAATGGTTTCGATCTCGTTCGATTCTGTTTCCCTTGCGGGTGAAAATCTGGATCGGTAGTTTGCCGATATCGCCGCCTAAGATACTCGCACATGTGTAGACATTACTGTTTAATAGAGCTGTGTCACTTGTTACGCGTTCCCCACTGTACGTTGTTGATCCACCAAGTAGATTAATGAGCCAGTCTTTCGGGTTCTGTAAGTCTGATTCATTTTGAAATAAGCTCCTGAATATCATTGGTTTCACCTCCTTTCGTCAGGTACACTCGACAGTTTCTTGCCGATGAGAAAGCCTAAAAGACATAAAAAAACACCGGATACATAAAGTCCGGCGATACCATTTAGTAAATATGTGGCTGTGGTAATACAAGTACATCCAGAGAGAATGAGAATATCCTCGATAAATAATAGCAGGAACCGTAAGTACTTCACTTTCTCCCTCCTTTAAATTGCATAATAAAAAATCACCGCATATATAACGATGATTTTTTCATTATCTTATTATCACAACCAATAGTTTTTCATTAAATCACTAAACCATTGAGGCTGCCTTACTTCTTCTCTAGGAAGGTATTCCTTTAAAACAGGTTTAATATCAAGTATTGGAGTACCTTTAACAGCATCTAAACCTTGTACATATAAAACTCTATTCTCCCTTTTTAATAGTTTTACAGTTGTTACCCCTAATTTATTGGGTCTATATTTACTTCGTTGAGCAAGAATCCCTACTTTAGGATAATTAGGATTATTTCTTGGAATCTTAGAACCATATTCAATTTCATCGTCTCGGACTTGATCAAAATAAAAAATAATTTCTATATGTGAGTACTCGTCAATACCATCCAAGCTACTATCTTTCATATGATCAGCTAATGTAATAGTAGAAATCTCTTCCCCCCAAAAATCATGAGACAAATCTTCTCTTTTATTCTCAACAAAACCAATTGGTTTAACTTGAAACATTGAAATCTCATCTCCTTTTGACCTATAAATTAAATTCAATATATTTGTATATTATTTTACAATCAATCTTTAAAAATAGTTTTCAAAAGGATTGGCTAAATTAAGAAAAAACTTACTAAAGATTTTAGAAACTGAAATTACCCGATAAGATATGGGCGTTTAAATCCGCTTTCGGGTCTCTACACATTACCCTTACATGTGCATTTATCGCTGACGCTATCGGGTCAATCCGATCCGTAGATTTGGACTTGTCCAGCATAATATTTTCCTGGGCGTCCATCTTGGTAACTGCGTTACCGATTGACCATTCCAGAACAGGGTTCTTGTCGTGTAGAACCTTCTTTTCCAAGACCATTTCTCTAAAATTCTTAGTCGGCTCTGATAGAGTACGAACCCCTTGCCTAATTTCAATCATGGTATAGCCTTCTGCCTCCATATCAGCAGCGAATTGAGTTGCATTGTATGGATCGTAACAAATTTCTTTGATTTTCCATTCCTTTTCGGGCTCCATGCGCTGAATATACGCCTTAATAAACGTGTAATCTACTACAGCTCCAGGAGTAGCCGTTACCCATCCTTGCTGGATATATAAATCATAGGGGAACCTATCTGTTTTTCGTTTTACTGCTAACGTATCCTCAGGTATAAAAGAATGATTTAAGATAGCAATGTGGTCATTTTTTAGATCAAATTCAAATGACACACTGGTTAAGTCAATTTTTTTAGACAGGTCAATGCCAACGATAAATCAAATTCAGCAAGATTAGGGAGTTCATCAACGCCACATTTTGCCCAGGCTGCCAAAGACATGTACCCGTTTTCCTTTTGATCTACCCACCGATTCATATTTTTGGTTAAGTAGTTTCGCATCTTCTCCGGTACGTCTAAAGCTGCTTTAAGCTCGCCACGCAAATAAGCCATACCCTCTTCATATGAACATAGGATCGGGTTGGCTTTTATCCAGACAGATTCATCTTTGATATCATCGTCCTTGTCAAGCTCGTTGACCATTACGAAATATTCATCATTTTCTATGGATGAATGAGGATCAAGGATACGCGAAATATACTTGTATTCCACACTATAGCAAGGGTGGTGCAGGTTGAATCCTGCTGTTGTAATAATCATCATTTAACGGTTGACTACGTGCGCCCATACCCGACACAAGCACGTCATAAATTTCAGAAGTAGGGTGGGCGTGATACTCGTCAATAATGCCAGCTTGTACGTTAAAACCGTCACCCGTTTTTCCTGCATCTTTTGATAGAGCAGCGATAAAAGATTCACTTTTGAGATGCTGTCTTTTTCCGTAGGCTACTTTGAACTTACCTTTTAGATCGGGGCAACCATCAATTTGCGTTCGTGATTCATTCCAGACAATTTTACTTTGCTCGGCTTTGGTAGCTCCGATATAAACCTCTGACATGTTTTCACCGAATGCAGAGGCTTCATAGCTGGCTACAGCTCCCAAAGATTGCGACTTAGCACTTTTCTCCTACCTACCTGCCAATACGCTTTCCGAAAGCTCCGTAGACCTGTATCCTTATGCACCCATCCATAAATGTTCCCGAAGACAAATACCTGGATTTCATGAGGGGTTATTCGTTTACCAGCAAGTTTCCCTTTTGTGTGCCGAAATAAAGACATCCAATATAAAAAACGATGTGCTTTTTCCTCATCAAAAATATAAGGAAAATGTTCCGTCCCCTCATTCTTGATATCATCCAGGAAACGGCTACACGCCCATTTGTGCTTCTCACAAGCAACTATCTCACCAGCTACGATATCAAGACTATAGTCAATTAGATATTGTTTAATCATAAATCACCAAACGCCTTTTCGACCTCGCTAGGCTCCTGCTTCTCCTGTTTCGGTATTACAAGTTTGCATCGAGAAGCAATAGTAAGGCCCAAGTCACTTGCTGCTGATCTACATTGTTTAAATAATTTATCCTGGTTAATCAATAAATCTGAATAAGCTGCGTTTGGTTCCTCCCATTCGTTCATGTCAATTACAGCCCCGTCACCATCATGAATGGCTTGTTTGCGCTGCACTGTTAATTCCGTTTCTAGTAAAGTATCTGTGACTTTTATATACATCTTTCGGGCATATAAAAAGCGAGCCAGTGCATCTACATCAAGATTAGTCATGATGCCGATTTGCAGCAGCTCGCTTGCAATCTTTTTAAATTCTTTTTTCAGGTCTTTCGGTAGGTAGTTAGGGGGCTTAACTTTGTCATTTGCCAC